CAAATAACTCCGAATAGAGTTATCAGCTATTTCTCCTGGTGCCGTCCGTTAAAAAAATTTTCAACTATGGTCGCTTATGGAGATTGTCAAAGTCATAAATCGCGGCACTGCCGCGCTTATCGTCACCGTACGATTACTTATATGAGGAAGGCCATATCCTCATGGGAAAGGATCTTTTGTACAAAAGGCCCGGTCGTTAAGGATCAGCCAAGTTGTGCACTTCTTTCTGCAGAAGTTAAACGCATTCTCTCTCTGTCAGTTTCTGAGGAGAAAGACGCCCAACTTTCTTTTCAACTCATCAAAAAGGGTCTTCCTGACTCTTGTCGATGCATGGAGAAAAAAATGCTTAACTCTCTGATAAGTAATCTCTCTCTAAAACCTGTGAACCTACCCGTAGGGTATCTCGATTTCGTATCGAAGGAAGTTAGCCGCCTCTTTAGGAAAGGCTGGGACTCGAAATACGAAAGATACTGTACGTTAGCTTCTCCCCCTCTCTCTTCGGTCTTCAATCCCGATGACCCCGATTCCGGTTCTCGCGAATTGGGTGGTTGTCTTGGAGACATCGAGTGTACGCAGTCTGAATATCTTGCTGCTGTACTGAATGGCGAAGGAGATTTGGGTGAAGTGGTAGGAAGACTCATCGTTGTCCAGTCGTCTGGGAAACCTCGTCCGTTGACAAAGTTTTCGGCTAACTCGTTAGCGCTTAAACCTCTACATAAAACTATGTATTCTCACTTAAGGAGGTTTAAGTGGTTGCTAACTGGCCCCCCGAACGAGACGAATCTCAAATTGGCTGGTTTTCGAGAAGGGAAAGGTGAATTAGTTTCTGGCGATTATAAATCCGCTACTGATGGGTTGTCAATTGAAGTAGCGGAGAAGATAATCGAAACTATTTTGTCTTCATCAGTTTTTGTCCCCGATAACGTGAAACGCCTGGCTAAGTCGGTCTTACGACCACTGCTTTTTCACGACAAGGGGAGCTTTCGGCCCAGTACAGGGCAAATGATGGGTTCTTACCTGTCGTTTCCTCTCCTGTGCTTGCAGAACTATCTAGCTTTTAGATGGTCTCTTCGAGGACAGGCCGACAAGAAAGTTCCCCTCCTCATCAACGGAGACGACATCCTATTTCAGAAGGATCATCACTTCGATACTTGGTGTAGGTCAATATCGAGCGTTGGTCTTACCGTTGAGAGGACAAAAACTGATGTCTCAAATAATTTTGCTACAATAAACTCGACACTTCTCTCGTGGAGTGAAGGTTTATTGTCCGTAAACTGGGTTGCGAGATTCAGTATGTTACGACCCCCGAAGCACGCGGGCTCCCTAGGCATAACATACGGAAACTTTTTGTCCGGTTGTCAGAAACCTGAAGTGAGATACCAGGCCGGTAAAGAATTCTTTAACTGGCACTCGGGTCTTCTTCGAAGATTGGGCGTGAGCCCTGCTTCGTTGGGATTCCGAGGAGTACTCGCTATCAGGTTAGCAAAAAAATTTGGGTTCCTTTATTTTCCCAAGGCGGAGATTCCCCCCTACTTTTGCTTACACGGCGTTCATTTCCATCCCGACGATGTCGTGGAGGTTGAACGAGACGTGTTAAGTGAGGAGGAGCTCTACCAAGGGGCAATAGAGTCGTGTTCCATGAAATGGACGAAGGGTTGGAAAACCGTCGACGTCGAATCACGCGTCTTTACTTATTGTAAAGAATTGACAAATGCGCGTGGTCCGGACGAAGATATTGAAAGCTACGAAGTTTTTAAGAACTGTAGCCCGGCGGAATTCTCCTTTCGTATCCGTAACATGAAACGAAGGAATTTTAAGAGATGTAACAAGGATTATCTCTCTCCAATACCCAAGAGGTCAACTGTACTTTATCCATACAGTACCTTCTTGTCAATATCTGGGTATTTCGAGGAGCTTCCTTGTTATCAGGAGAGTGTTCGATAGCAGTGCTGCGTAGGGAGTTCTTAGTTTGAACGCCAGCGAGCCCTGACGACTATCGCCACGGTAACGTGGTCCACTCGGTTATTCCTGTAGGCCGTCGAAGCACGAACCGATCCGCTTAATGCAAATGCAACCTTTCGAGGTAGCGGAGGGCGAATGTCTTAGTAGAGGGATGGGCTCCGTCCACTTGAATTGAGGCGTGCAGAGGTTGAAGGGAATAACAATTGGGTAAGAAAAAATCGTCATTGCGACCGACTAGTTCTTACGGAGGGGATGTAGGTCTTTGACTGAACCCTAAGGCGCCCCTGGGC